GTTCTTAAGGATAGACGTATCCCAGCATTGGCCGATGATGTCATCTCCTTCAATTACTTGAACCCACAGAAAAGGGGTAAAAAAGTGTATGGGAGGTGACTACGGTCAAATTTGGATCTATCCTTGGCGGTTTATCGGCACCGCTTTTAATGCCGTACTACTCCACTATGATTTCATGGTGGACTCGATTGAGGTATCGAGAAACCTTATAATACCTCAAGGAGGTATTATGAGAGAACGTGAACAGAACCTCGTATATGATGAGGTTTCGTTGCCTATTAGGCGCTGGATATCAGTGCCCACGGGAACATGTACCGCCGCGCCAGGTGATGTCGTACTTCAGACATCAATTGACACGCCGTGCGTTACCGAACAACATTATGTTCACATGACAGATGTCGTCACGCCGAATTGGAAGAAGAGACAGTCAAAAGGAGAAATAATCAATAATCCTATGACTCGTGTCTCGACTATCATTCATCGTGAACCCTTTCTCTCAACGCTTACGTACGACCTTGAAAAATATGGTTGTACGCCCAAGAAATGGTATCGTCAATTTACTCAAAGCTACATAGTTGATAAGGCAATTCCTATGCCTGATTCGCTAGGAGCTACGGTAGATCTCGATTCCGTTAAGGCACAAGCAGTTTCTGCCTGTTGGGCTGGCATTTCAGCTGTAAAGCTGGAGGGTCTAGTTACTGCGTTGGAATTTGACAAGACGATTATTGGCTTTCTTGATTTATTTAAGAAAGCTTACCGGATCATCCATGCTCTTCGAAAGAAGGAATGGAAATTATTAAAGTCCGAGTTCTCAAAATCTGAGATAATCGAATTGTACATGAACGCGCGATATAATCTTCGTCCTGTTTTTCATGACGTTAAAGGGCTGCTTGCAGCTCTAGATTATGATTTTACGTCAAAATTTGATCGCCAAACCTTCCGAGCCTATAAGAAAGAATATGATATTAAATCTGAAGAAGATTTATTACTTCATACTCCTTACTCAAATGCTCAAACAAGGTTAGAGATCAGAGGTACATACATTGAAAATGTATCCGTAGAAGCACGCGCGGGGGTGCTGACCTCTTTCGAACCTGGTGATATTACTATGTTTGAAGTCCTTGGTCTTGACCAAGGTTTGACTTCAGCATGGGAGTTGATCCCATTCAGCTTTATTGTTGATTGGTTCGTAAATGTTGGTGACACCATATGTCAGTTTAAGCACGATAGAACTTTCCGTGCTTTAACCTCCTGGGTTGTCTCCAGTGAAAAGACTACTAAAATCATCGTCCCACAAGCTTTCGTTCCCTGGTCAGCACCTGACACTGCTTCACAGCGTGTTAGGAATTTTGATTATCAGGCAAATGGTGGTTATACAAAAATCATCACCGAAACAAAAGTGAGGACACCTAACCCAGCGAGATCGATATTACCACGGATGACCGTGAACCTTGATCCGCTAAAAATCTTTGACCTTGCTATTATAACAAATAAGATCCGACAAAAAGCTCGGATTTTTCGTTACAGATAGCGTATGAGGAGTTAATTATGTTAGATAACACAATCACCATTGACGTAAATGAAGATAACGACGATGGTACCACCCCGGCCGTAGAGGTCGTTTATTCACGTTTCACCGAAGCAGAAAATCGTTCGGAATATATTAGTGCGGATCATACTGCACTGAACCGTGATAAATTAGGCTTTTATCGTACTTTCCCAAAAGCAAATGGGAAGTATAGAGGATCGGAAAAGACGTCTATGAAGATTACCGAAGATTTTGATGTTCCGTCAACGGAAGTTGACGTGGATATCACAGCTCCGCAGATTGGAGAAATTTCTTTCTCTTCACCTGTTGGGTTGACTTCGGATCAGAAGAAGGCGTTTAGAATGCGATTTGTCGCATTGCTCTCCGATGATGAGTTGATGGAAAAATGGCATGGCTCCCAACAGATTTAGATCAATTTTTAGATCTAATTATTACTCTGTTTAGAGCTTTAATCCATTTGTTTATTTTCATTAATTCTCATTAGGAGTCCGGTATGAAAGATACAACATCCTTAGCAGTAAAGAAAAAGTCAAAAAGACCTTGTTTCAACTTGCGAGCGAAAAATCTACGCTTGCCGGCCAGTTACCCTTGGGTATTACTGTCTAAGTTGACCGATGACTTGGCTATGTACCTCGATGCAGATGATCTCGAATTAATATACGAAATTATCAAACAACAGGATTTTTCAGCCTATTGTGCATTACAGGACCTTTGGGGGTTACAGATTATTAGTAGAACTCCTACCGAGCTATTTCCCTGCACATCGAAAGTTCGTGCAAGGTACGCTATAGCCTCCTTACTGAAGAAATACCGTTTTCCTGGAGATCAAACCGCTCGTAAACAAGCAGCCCTTGATAAATTTTGGGCTGCTGAGCAACAGTGTTATGAATTTAATAACACCGGTTTAAAAGATCTCCTGTTTTCGGAAACAGAGGCTGACGCTACATTATTCACGTATGCGAAAGCTTTTATTCAGAAAGTTATTGGGGAAAGTCCTCATTTACAAACGATTAATGTGTTTGCTAAACATGGACCTGGTAGTAACCTAGATACACATCGTACGATTGGCCCAGATCTTTATTTTAAATTTGGGAACCTACCGTATAGTGTCACGTCTGGCGCATTACCATATGCTCAACGTTTAATTGAAGCAGATGAACGTTGGTACACAGTCTTGATTGACGAATTTCGTAAGAAATTCGTTGAATTTGATCTTTGTATCGATACGCCCCTCGCACAAGATTTATTTTGGAAGTGGGTTTTGTCTGTTGTTGATTCAAACAAAATCACTACCGTACCAAAAGACGCAAATGTCGATCGCACAATAGCAATCGAGCCTGCAATGAATTTAATGTTGCAGTTAGATGTCGATGGATTTATCCGTCGACGTCTGAAACGTTTTGGCGTGAATCTTGATTCACAGCTTAAAAATCAAGCGTTTGCTCGAAAGGGTAGTATTTTTGATAGTGACGAAGGTTACGTGACTATCGATCTGGCGGCAGCTTCTGATACCTTATCTTTAGGTCTCATAAAAGCTTTGCTTCCACCTGCCTGGTATACTTATTTACTAAATTTACGTAGCCCGAAAGGCGACGTAGATGGACGAATTGTTTCTTACGAGAAACTCTCATCCATGGGAAATGGCTATACCTTTGTTATAGAATCATTGATCTTTACAGCAATATGTTTCGCTGTGGTTAGATTAATGGAGGGACGTGTAAACCCGAAAGCTGATTATGCTATATTTGGTGATGATCTTATCATCAGAAAAAAGCACAGCACTAAGGTTATCAAGTTCCTCTCCAGATGTGGTTTTAAGCTCAATATCGATAAATCATTTCTTTCTGGAAATGTTCGAGAGAGCTGTGGAACCGACTGGATTCGCGGTGTTGCAGTACGTCCATTATTTGTTAAGGAGAAGCCAAACAACGTTTCGGATCTTTTTAATCTCCGGAATCAATTCAAACGTTATTTCAATTTGAAGTTTGGGATGAATGATTCAGTGCTACTTAAAACCATTGAAAAATGGATCCCCAAGGAGTTTCTCAAATTCCGTGGGCCTATAAGTGATACTGAGTTTAATTCTTACTTACATGATCCAACGCCTAGCAAGAAATATCGTGCTGGAAGTTGGGAATTCGAGAGAATTCACGTAAAATCTGTGAATATTTCGAAATCATGTACAGTCTTTGGCTATCGTAAGCTTATGAGTAATCTTAAGCCTAAAACAGCTAGCTTCGACTATACAAGTAAAAGTATGAAACTGTCAGCAGGTAGTGTATTTGAGGTTATGGCGCGGAATGCGTCAATAGTCTCACGAGCGAAAGAGG